CGCCGCCACCGCCGCCGCCGCCACCGCCGCCGACGCCGCCGCCACCGCCGCCGCCGACGCCGCCGCCGACGCCGCCGCCACCCGCTTGCGTCAGCGTGATTTGCTTTTGAGACTTATTGCAGAAGCGCTAATCGTTCCTTCGCCAATCGCCCCATGACTGAAGTTCTTGTGGATTTAGCCTTTCTGACAGAGTTTCTCTGCCTGTCAGCTTGTATTATCGTTTTTGTCGAGAGCACACTTAACCGACAATGACACGCTTTCTCGCCGTTATTCTTGCTATCTTGATAGCGGCGAGCTTGCTTGGCAAAAGCAAGCTGCCGCAACGCTTCACTGAACATTTATCCAATTCTTGTTTTTGCCAAAAATGACAACCTTCGATTCTAACAGCATTACGCCATCCGATGACTTTATGCGGGGGCTAATGCGAAAAGAAAATTACAGAGACGCTTGTATATTAAGCGCTCGCTGGGGTGCCGAGCAAGCCGTCTATGCGCTTAAGCACCAATGGCCAGAGCCTTTAATGAGGCCCGTAACCAAGGAAGATGGAGACAAAAACGGATTCGTTCAAGTCTGGTTCGAGACAAATGGCAGTTGCTTTTACAACTTGTGCCACTGGGAAGATGTTAGGGGCCGCCTCTGGCTCCACACTGCTAGCTGGCAGCCCAAGCCGGAACCAACGCTAAAGGTACAAGCCCTAAATATCTTGGAGGACAGCACAGACAACACCAGGGGGGATGGACGGGCAGAGATTAGCCCCGATAACGTCAGAAAACTGCGCGAGGCTTTGCTTTCCATTCCCGGCGAAGTGTTACAAGTGCCACACATCCACGATGGAAACATCGAATATACCTGGAAAGAATAATGCAGCGCTTTAACCTCTGGCTTACCGAGCCGGCAGGCTCGAAGATACTTTGTTACGGGGACCAATCCGATATGGAAGAACTTGCTGCGATCATTCTCGATCTTGAACCTGCTTTAGTCGCTGCTTTTAGGGTCGAAGTTCGGCCTGACACAACTGACTCACCGCAAGAGGACCCATGAACAAGCGCAGCATGGTAGCAGCCGTGTTACTATTGCTTAGCGGTTCTACCGCCGTCCTACATGTTTCCGCCATTCTTTTTCTTTCCGCAATCCTGTTTCTCCTACCATGGAAAAAACTTTTAACTTCGACAACATTCCAGATGAGACAACGCTAGAGGCAGAACTTAAGGATCTGCGGTTCCCCCTTACCGCTGAGATCCGGCAAGGGGAGGGAGAGGTAAAGCCATGGCTACCACGTCAGCAAGGTATGCCGGAAACTTACCTTTCTTTTCCCGTTCACGAATTTTTAGAGCCTGACAGCCTTTATGAACTTAACGCTTTACTCGAAAATGGCAAGGCTGATGGTTGGCTGAAAGATCAAGCAATAGTGATGATATGTGAAGAATGGGAAGAGGAGGATTTAGGTCCAGAACCCAGCCTGAGCGCAGCAGAGCGTAATCCATCCATGGTAGGCAAGTAAATGGAAGTTTCTACTGAGCGCTCTATCGAGAGTTTCGATTTCACGGTTACGTTTGCAATCAGCGAATATAGATGGAAAGAGTTTCTTTATGACAGATATGGTTCCGCTACCTACAGTCACCCTTCTGTTGACCATAACCTGCGCAGCAATGATCCAGTCGGGTTGATGCTACTGCTTCTAAGAGAGTTCTACCTCTGGGAGTCAACCGTGCATTCGAGGGTGCAAAAAGTCAACGTCGAAACAGTAGAACCTATCACACCAATCCTCCCACCTGTCACCGAAAGCAACCATGGATTACTCTGAACTGATTAAAGCAATTAAGGCCGGCGAATGCTTAAGTCTGCCGGAGACAGTTTCCGAAAGAATGCGCCAATTAGGTATTAAGCAAATATCAATTCTCCAAGAGATGCGAGACACCACAAACGAGAGGGAACGTACATTCCTCGCCCAACTGACCGCCGAAGCTGTACCAGCGCGGCTTGGTGGAAGCAAACTTGTAATAACACTAGCAGAACAACGCCGCTACCCCCTTGACAACCGCCCGCTTCTCTTCGGTCACATATACTACAGAATCACGGATATAGGCACCGAAAATATTTACTATACGTCGATATGCTCAGAGCAGGATCTTATTCAAGAGCTTGTGAGGCGCCTAGAGCACTCGATCCGGCAGCAGGCATGGTAAACAAGATGACAGCACTACCACCAATCGCGCTACTTCAGTCTCTATTTCACTACAATCAGGTGGATGGGACTATAACCTATCTCCAGCAGCGTGGCCCCAAGAAGCCTGGCGATTTAGCCGATAGCACTCGCAATGGCCTGCCAATCGTCTACATTCACGGCAAGGAGTACAAGGCCGCTGATGTTGCCTGGGCGCTTCATTATGGCAAGTGGCCATGCGGCTTCTATGTTGTTTGCCGCGACAAGAATCCATGCAACCTGGCCTGGGATAACCTACTGGCAACACATGTCAAGCCCGTTTATATCAATCCCCGTGGTCGGCGGGCCAAGCGGCCTGGCTGGCTCAAGAAAGACCTGAAGCGCAATCGGGTGACCGGCGAATGGACAGCCCGGTACGATGGCGCCCTGTTGCCAGGCACCTTCCTGACGCAGGCAGAGGCGGCAGCGGCAAGGCGGTTAGCAGCGAAGGAAAACGCTGATGGCTAACCTAATTGCGCATGACATTAAGATCAGAGAGTTAAGACTTAAGCGCTTAACATTCAAAAGGGTTAGGATCAATCAAGTATTCTACTACAGCTATCGCTGGTATCAGAAAATATCAAAATACATGGCGATAACGGCAGATACTATCGAGAATGACAGGATACGGTTTAAGGAAGCTGCCATGGTACGGGTTATGGATGAGAGCGCAGCATCTGCAAGGACTGCTGGCGGCATGTCATTTGAAGAGTTCCTTCAGAATGCCGCTTTGTGACAAACTGTTAAGCATCCAACACTGAGCCTGGCATGTTGGCGCTTGGATGCTGTATAGTTACATTGCTCAAGCAACCCAAGCCGCCATGACAAACGCCATCTTACCTGTTCAAATGCTGCACGCAGCAGCACAGTTTACTTCAGCAGATCCTGTTAAGCAAACACTGACCGGCATCCTAGTTAGGCCGGCAGATGATGGGGGAGTTATCATTAGCTCCACCGATGGACATAGGGCCTTTCGTGTTACATGCCCAGATCCTAAATGGGAAGCCTGGCAGCCGTTGCTGCTATCAGGCAAAGCGTTCAAGAAGCGCATACCCTATGCCGGCTACGCTGCATTTCACTTACAGACAGGCAACGCCGCTATTTATGGCGGCAAAAAGCTAACGGAATACATGCAATCATTGCCGGCAATGTGGCAATGTGAGCTTGAAGGATCAAAGCATAACTATACAAGCGTAAATCCCGCTACACTTTATCCGCAAGCCGATCAATTATGGCCCAGTCAATATGGAAAGGAGACTGATACGCCTATTGGCTTTAATGCTGCTTACCTGGCTGACTTTTTGGCAATAGTTAAGCTGTACTCACATACTGATCTTGTGGTTAGCGAGCGCAACGGATACAATACGCCAATGATCTTTAGCGCTGAAGTGGAAATGCCAGAACTATCAGTGACCATGGAATACTTGTTAATGCCATTAGTGGATCAAGCCAACAAAGCGCCATACGATAGCCGTGGCATGGTAGTGGCGGTGGAGAGTGAAGAGTAACACCTTACAAACTGTTAAGCGCTTTCAGCCGGGCCTAGCAAGTCCGGCTTTTTTCATGCTATGATTACTTTGTCCAAACAACCGGCAACAAGCCGAACCCCCACATGGAATCAACCGCTTCGATCATTGATCTTGAGTCAGTTGCGCCAGAAGACCGCAGAATTGCCTTTGCCCGCCATGCTGCGGAGCATATTCAGGCACAAGAGTTTGGCGCAGTAGTCGAACGAATTGTCGCAGATTCTGAGCTGCGGCCAGCCGATGGCGAATCAGATAGCGACTTTATGCAGCGCATTCACACTGACGGCGCCTTGAAGTGCTACTCCCCACTAAAAGATACGCCATTCACGCTATTTTATCTGTACAATAAGCCGTTAATCGGCTTTCTGCCGCCAGGTATTGACGGCAAACAGATAGCCGACGACGCAAGCGCAATGACTATAACCATTAACGTGGTTCAGGCTGAGCTGATGCCACAATGGGGCGATTCGGATGGCGTGAAAAAGCTCTTTACCTCGTTCATGCTTTCTAAGTTGCTAGGCGGCAAGGGTTGAGCCACCTTACAAACTGTTAAGCGTTTATGGGCTGGCGTACTGCGCTGGCCCATTTTCATGCTATGATTACTTTGTCCAAACAAAACAAGCCGATGACGCTTTATCTGCTCAACACCACCGTTGTCCCTTGCGGGAGTGACGGCATCTGGGATGTTAAGACACTTTCTTTGGCAACGGCCAAAAGTCTTCTCACTCACTCATCCCCGGCAACTGTTTACACGTCTGCCGTAGGACATGAGTCTACAGCGGCTATCATGGCCGAACTGCTAGGTGTCTCTGTCCCTGTATGCAGAGTACAGGTGGCGCCTGTTTTGGGTGACAAGCTACTCTGCTTCAAGTTGAAGCAAAGAGCACCAGAAGGTGTCATTCTAAATCGGGAAGAAATTGAGGCGTTAGGGTACGAGTGGGTCTTAATGACCTACCATGGTGGCATCGGTGCTGCACTGGACGCCAAGCTGTCATCCCAGGACAGCTTTATCGACGCGGTTTACAATCGTGTGTATTGATATGTTTACTATTTTTGTGCAACAGAATAACCAGTGGGTCGAGTTTCTACCACTGGCTAGAGAGCTTGGGTACGTTAGCCAGCAAGAGGCTAATTGGATCAAAGACTTTAACCTAGAAGACATCGCCAAGGTAATTAGCTACTTTGGGAACGAAGTTCAGATACTACCGTCTTGCTGTTACTGGAAGGTGGTCGGGCCAGCCGGTCATACGCTGCCAGGTTTTATTCATTCGACCTATGAAGCGGCAGCCTAGCCGCCACTTTACAAACTGTTAAGCGTTTATGGGCGAGCCTAGCAAGCTCGCTTTTTTATGTGCTATGCTTACCTTGTTCAAACGAAACAGGCCCACCATGCAAACTCCATTCCCAGTTCCTCAATCGGCGTACGATCAAACTGGCTATCTTGCCGGCAACCAGCACAGTTATGGAGCGTTGCACAGGCAATCTATCGAGTTAGTGGAGCGAATGGCGAGAGTTAGTGGAGCCAAGGATGAGCTGATGGCGATGGCTAAAATCTGTTCGAGCCTTGCGCGTAAGGCTGAGGATGCGCGGTTAAAAGATTTAGGTTGCTTTGAAGAGTAACGCCTTAACCTCTGACCCACCATTCTGCCGGCAAACGAGCCGGATCATCTGATGACACTTTACGAAGAGCTGGTCGTTGCTGGCTGCGTGACTGACCATCACGAATCAGACCTGTATGTTAAGTGCAGCCAGAAGGCTGAGACAATAATTCTCTATCATTGCCTGCTGCCTAACAGCAGTTTGACATATAGCCAGTTTCGTTCAAACATTGACGACAGTCTATGGTATGACATTCCTTTCGCTTACGATCCATTCTTTAAGTAAGCCGGCAAAGTAAATCATGGGGGCTGGGGCTTTCAAGTCCCAGCTTTCTCATTGGATTCTCAACCTGGACAGATCAGGCTGGCTTATGGTCATTTTGGGGGTCTGCATCGAGTAGTGATCTATTCAAAAGCCTTGCGGCGCAACGATCTATAGGGAAAAAGGTGTCGAGGAGATAAACCTGCATTTTTAGTAACACATTCAAAAGCCTTGCGGCGCAACGATCCGTGGGAAAAACGCAAAAGGAGACAGAACGCCTAATAGAAAAGGTGGGGGAAATAGGTATCAGGGTGATACAGTCTCACTATGAGTCTCAATGAGACAGAGAAAAAGTGAAAAAAAGTATTTTCTTCTATTCTCTCTATCTCTACCAGCTCCCATCAGGCTTTTGTGCCTGTTACTGAAAATGCAGGCGATTATCCGCCATAAGCCAAGCCTATAAGACCATTTTCTTCCTGCCGGCAAGATAAAAGCATGAAGGTATGGCGCGTTGTACTATCATGCAACTACAGATAAACGCAAAATGGATTCATCGCTTTCTCGCATTAACCCCACTCCTATTCACTGCCGGCCAGATAGCGAAAGATTGTTGCGCACGCATAACGCGTGGCAGGCATCTTGGGACCAAAGCAGCGAGAATGAAGAGGCGCCAGATTTAGAAGCATTAACACAAGAGGCATTCAGTTATTACGCCGCTGGAATGTTGCCGGTTCAAGTTAGGTGGAAGCTAGGCGAAGCGCACCCATCCCTGAGCAACACCACGCTGACCCGCATTCAGCGCCGCGCCGAGCGTGCCCTGCTGGCCGCTGAGAGCGCTCCGCCAGAGTTGCGCCGCGCCATGGTGGCTGCGAGCCGCCAGACGGCCATTCAAGGGGCCATAGCGAGGGGCGATTGGGGCGCGGCTCTGGCGGGCTTAGCGCGTGCTGGCGAGATCGCTGGAGAGATGCGGGAGAGTGCTGGCTTGTCAGAGGAAGACCTTGTACTGACCGTGACGGTCGAGCAACCTGCGATTGCTGCCGGTGAATCTCAGCCAGTCTCAGACGAGACAGCGGCCAGTCTCACCGATGAGACGGTTGAGATTGAGACTGAGACTTGTTGAGAGCCCTTGCGGCGCAATGAGTCTCATCTGAGACAGGCATTTATGCGACTAATTGTTAAGCATTCATAGGCGCTAGCCCTGTTAGCGTGGTATTGTATGGGAGCCATTCATTCAAGAGGCATTCAATGATTAGTCCTATTTGCTCTCCCAATTTAATGACAGAGTTAATTCCTGTCAATCTTTCAGTTTGGGAGCTTAATGTTATCTACGATCTTTTAAGAAAAGAGGCTAACAAAGTGCAGAAAGAAGGTAATTATTGCGCCGGGTCCTACAACGATAGCGTAGTACAGTTAGATAAAAAGATTATCGCCATTAGACAAAGTGTTCGCCAGCACTCCTAACCTTGCAAACTGTTAAGCGTCCAACCACGGTCGCTTAACAACCATGTTAGTATTGACAAGCAAACACGCACCGCCCACCATGGCCACAACAACAGCAACAAAAACCGCCCCATTCAGCGCCGCAGAATGGGCAAGGTTAAAAAGACTAGCTAAAATTATTCACAAATGGAATGAAGATGAATGTAACGGCGCTATTCAATGGCACGGTGACAATGAAGAAACTCCTAAGCGTTATTTTCAGGATCGCTACGGCTGCTTCACTATCCCTGGCCCTACAATTCAGGATAAAGAGAGGCAAAGCATAGAGTCTGCCCGTGCAATAGCTAGCAAACATGGTTTGTCCATCTACCACCAAACCGACCCCAGGGGGGTCGCACTATATGTGTACAATGCTGCCGAAGTAAAAGGCAGCATTGATGAACTTTATTCTATCATCGGCAAAGCTGTCTGCTAAATTCATTCATTCACTTAACCATGCTAATCATTGTTCGCGCTAATCAGGCTGAGTTAATCTCCTGCCGCCAAGATATTAAGGCGGCTTGGCGATTGGCATATGCCTTAACATGGAAAACTAAAGTCTACCACTGGGTAGGTAGACTTTAGTTTTCATTCATTCATTCATTCATTCATTCATTCAAACCATGCAAGTTCAAAACGTCTCTCCTGCTAATTTTCGAGTTAATCTTGAGGCTAACAAGGACAAGCGCAAAGCAGAAATTTACGATGCTGCTATGGTGCTACTAAAAGCGGATCGTGACCTAGCATTAACAGGCATTAACCTTGTCACGATCACTAATTTGTCTGAATTGTGCCGCAAAATAGAGTTAGGCGAGAAAATATCAGGCTCTCCCTTGCTGGATTTTTAACCTTACAGAATGTTAAGCGTCCTATACCCTACCGTGTCAAGGCATGGTAGGATATGCAAGTACCAAGGCAAACAAGGTCAATGCCTGAACAACGTTGCAACTATCTTGGCGAAGTGTTCCCAGGCTTTACGGCGGAACTTCGCCCTTTCAAAGGGCATCCTTACGCGGGTCGTTCCCAGACGGGATACGGTCGTAAGATCCCCACTAATTATGCTATTAGATTAGGTGCAAGGTGGCACCGTGTCTATGTTTGTTGTTTTAGTAACGCTGGCACCGCCTACATTATCACTAAGGATTATCCTTTTTTGGTGGTTCTTGACGGCGATCTTGTCAGCGTTAGGGGTTAAATCTTAATCCCTATTACCCCATCGCACTAACGCAAATGACGGTCATCCGTTACTATTCCAGCTTTAGAAAGTCGGCAGGCTACGTTTTTCCCGTTACTGCTGAAGTCGTTACGGCAGAATCATGTGAAAATGGAGACACTGAGCAAAGGGGATACATTGACTCACTGGGTAACTGGAGAGACGAACAAGATTGCTGGGATCTTAGGACTTTGCTAGACAGGTTGCCGTCTGGCAGGTGGGAAGGTGACGGTAGTAGTGTTCCTAAATGGATAACATTAGAATGTGATTCTGATGGCTGGCTCAGTCCCTTGTGGCAAGATGTTAGCGCTGATATGGGTGACGTGTTGTCAGTAGGGTTTAGCGTACACCAGCCACCGCAATTATCCGATGCAAGCTGGCTGAGAGTTTGCAAGATATTAGGCTGGAAACGTTAATCTTAATCATCCCATCACCCCCTCGCAACTATCACAATGTCACAAACTACTTGGATTGTCGAAACGTCAGATGCCATCAATGATGGCAACGGATGGTCAGTCAATGGTTGTTGGTGTCACAGGGAAGAGATAACTTTAGCCGACAACTTAACAGACAGGCAAGTTATTACCGCGCTACGCAAGGTAGCAGGCTTGAATGGTAGTAACGCTAAGACAGAATCCTACTCTGACGGCTACACCTGGAAGCACCCTAACGCTGCCATCCTTACCTTTGCTATGCCACATTACTAAGTGTTACGGGTCAGACTGCGAGCGTAGCATCTGACCCTAGAATAAACAGGCAAACACAAGGGCGAAGCCCTCTCCAATCATGACCGAATCTAGCGCTAACATGATTCCAGGTGGGATCCAACGCCATCGTTTTGAGCTTCCTATGCGTTTGTTCGCTGGGGAACCGGTCGCTGGCTATGGGGTGACAAAATGGCGCAGTTGGCTAATCGTAGGCGATTGTGGCCTATGGTTCGCAGTGTCAAAGTCTGCGCCTACTGCGATGCCAAAGGCCTTTAAGGGTAGCCTGGCGACCGTCAAGGCTCACTTATTGAATGGCAACGTAGTTTGCAGTAACTAAATCAGCCTTACGTTTGGCAGCTTAATCACTCTCCAATCGCTCCCCGGTTTGTTATGCTTACCGGGGGCAGGGTTGCGGTTTTCGCATAGCGGGGAGGGGGTGCCCATACCTCCTCCATCTCGCAGAGCCCGTATAAAAATATAACAACAATTCGCCCACAAACCGAACTGTTGCATGTTTTTCATTCTTCTCCCAAAACAATATGCCCGCATACAAAAATACGCCAGCATGTAAGCTAGCGTATAAGTGGAGCGTACAAGCAACCGGGGGTAGGGGTTGCGTTTACAGTCAGCTTCCAGCGGCAGCGGCCAGTCTATCACGTTCACGCCAAACAAGATCGTCTAATTCGTCCATCCACTCTTCGGGAATAGCTTGATCAGTAGCATTGCGTATGGTCATTGCCTGAAGAATGTCAGCAGTGCGCAGCCTATCAACTTCGCGCCGAGGTTTAAGGTCAACTGGAGGCTTTTTAGGCTCCTTCTTTTTTGCCGCAGCTCCCAGCACGTAGCGCAAAGCGTCAAGTTCATCTTGGCAATTAACTTTGCGCGCCACAGAATCAGCCACTTTCCTGCTGGGGTCGTTCATCGGAAGATAATCTGTAGGGCAAAACCTTACGGGGCCATCCTCTCTCCCCCATGGGCAGGGTATGGTAACGCCACCACTTTCCCTGCTCCACGGACGGCGGGGCGGGTCAACAGAACCGCCTTGAGTAGCACGCTCAAGCGCTCTTTTGTACATCTCGAAAGCAATAGTAGACTTCCCACACTGCCGGCCAAACACGATGATTCGACGGCAGCTTGCGTCACTAAACAGTTCATCAATAAAAGCCGGATGATCAAGCATGGTCAGCCCTTCACTGGTTACCTATTCATCATAGCACAATCATCGCAGCGTCAGCGTCTTGCGAGCGACAAGACGTGTTACCCCTGCCGGATCAACAACAACAACGCCAGCCGACGCAGAAGATGGTAACAGTTTGTAGGAATATGGCAGTTTCCAGCCAATCTCGCCGTTGTGCCGAACCATCGTAAACTCGCGGGGGCGTTCCATGGCTCAATCATACCTCATCCCTTGCCGGCAAGCAACGTGATAGAATGACGCTGCAACAATCAACGCATCATGGGCACTCTCGCTGACTGGCAGATCCACGAACGCTGCATGGCTGGTATGGTCACACCATACGATCCTGCATTGCTTAACCCAGCATCGCTTGACTTGCGCTTGGGCAGCAACATTATGATCGAATCGGCGGAAAGCCCGGAAATGGTGCTAGTTTCAATCGCTAAATACACAGAGAAAAATCCTTATCTCATAGTGCCAGGACAGTTTTTCCTGGCTGAAACTGAAGAGTTTTTTAACATTCCCAACGACTTAGAGGGCCAATTTATCCTTAAATCCTCTCGCGCAAGGAGTGGATTACAGCATTTGATGGCCGGTTTTTGCGATCCCGGCTGGCACGGCTCGCGCTTAACACTTGAGCTTAAAAGTGTTCGGCAACTTTGGTCGATAGGCATTTATCCAGGCATGAAGATCGGGCAGATGAAGTTTTCTACGATGGATTCCGAACCTAAACGCTCTTATGCCGTCACCGGCAGGTATAACAACGATGCAACCGTCACCGCGTCAAAGGGTTAAAGTTATGAATCCTTCACGCCGCAAGCCTAAATTGCTTATTATCGGCCATGCTCGTCACGGCAAGGATACCCTTGCTAAAAAAATCCGCGACAGAATGGACCTGGCGTTTACCTCTTCTTCAGTTTTTGTCGGACAAGAATGTATTTGGCCCACTTGGGGTCGCCAGCGCTACCATACTTTTGAGGAAATGTTTGCGGATAGAGTCAATCATCGAAAAACATGGGCAGATTTAATCTCCGCTTACAATACCCCTGACAAAACACGAACGGCTCGAACCATGCTTGAGCGTGGTTACGATATGTACGTTGGGATGCGAAGGCGAGACGAATTTAACGCTTGCCGCAAAGCTAGATTATTTGATTGCGTTATTTGGGTTGACGCACGGCAGCGCAAGCCCCTGGAAAGCAAAGATTCGATGGAACTGACCATCTACGACGCTGAACTTCATTGCGATAACCATGGACCCGAAAAAGACTTGGACTCGTTTGTAGGCAAACTTCAAAATCTTTTTCGCTCCAAAGGCTACTGCGTTGGCTTCGATGCTGAGTGGCACTAATGGGAAGTCGCAGCAACAGAATCAAGTGCCCCGATCCTGGCTGCGGTTCGGTTAATGTAATCGTTGTCGAAACGCGCTACATGGTATGCGGCAGCCGGGTAAGGCGGCGGCGTTGTGAATGCTGCAAGAAGTTATGGCATACGATACAACCGCCTGAGCAAGAAGTCGAAGGCTGGCGGTTTTCCTGGCCGAGGCGGGGGCCAGTTGCTCGACTACCACCAGCAGAATCTGCAGAAAAAAGCAAAATATAGAAAATCAGTATATCTGGTGAGTGGTGACAGTACCTGACTCGCCTTTTGCAAGGTTAAATTTACCTAAACACAGATACCCAAAGGCGTCGAAAGCATGATCGACGCCAAGTTTTTTGTTTGGCATTCTTGTTCCTTCGGCGTAACCTAGTGTACGGAACGACTTTATCAACTCCCGGCAACGTGGATGGATCTTGGTATGCACTTCCCCGTCTGCCGTGCGAAGCGCTGCGTTCACAGATCGAATCTTGTCAGCGGTGTTATAGGGCGCTTCAGGGGCAAAAACAGTAATTCCGGCCTTTCTTAGGATCTGGTGATCGCTAACGCCAACACCAGACGTTTGCTTTCTTTTGCCGGTTGGATCAGGACAGGCAATAATACGGCGGCGAGTTTCGGCAAATCCATAACCATCCTCATTTTTCCAGCAGTCGCCGCCATACAGATCAATTAACACCCCTGCCATGTCCCAAGTGGTAGCGCCCTTTAGGTTTAGTTCATTAAAAATTCGCAATTCTACAGCTCTGCCGTTTACCTTAATAATGTTTGCGCAAATAGCAGTAAGCGGATCGTTGTTAAAGTCCATCCCAACATATAGAGGCAACCTTGGATCGTCTTCAATCGTTGAGTCGATATTATCCATCGAAAAACACGACACCACAAGACCCGTGTTTGACAGTATCTTCGCTTCATATTCTCGCTCGAACACTTCAGGCGCTAGCGTTCTTCTGGCTTCCGCAATTTCGGATGCTGGAATGTTGCCGCCTTGCAAGGATGTGTACTCATATAATGACCATTGCTTAGGGTCAAGCCTCTCCAGGCCAGGATCGGCCATGTCAGCATTCTGTAGAAGCAAGATTGTTTCGTAGAACCAACCTGCGGTGCCTTCAGGCGAAGGAGTGGTAGTAAAGAGCGCCCAGCCGTTGCGGTCAGAAAGTGCAGGACGGATAACCGATCTCCATGTATATTCCGTCTGAAAAGCGCATTCGTCTAAATTTACTCCACTTAATGCAGGACCGCGCAAAGCATCTGGATCTTCAGAACCCTTAAGGTAGATGCAAGATCCGTTAATCAAATCTATTCTAAGGTTTGATTCGTTTTTCTTTCTTATCCAACGTTCGGGAATAATACTCTTGTAAGTATCCCAAGCGATCTCTTTTGCCATCCGGTAAGTTGGGGCAACATAGTAATAGTTGCCCTTGCGCTCACTAGCGCCGCGTAGCATTTCGATTGCCCCTAGCACCGTCTTTCCACCACGCCGGCCAGCTAAGACAACACGAAAACGGCGTCGATCATTAAAAATCATCCCCTGCATTGGCCGCAGAGAAAGCCGGTTTCTACCTACTACAATGTCGCCACTTGGGCGAAGCCCTGTAGGGGCAGCAGTTGTCGCCATGGAGACTTGATCTTATCCACCGACTGTAACCTGTGCATCCTGGCGCCGGCAGGCTAGGCTACTGGCAAACGCTTTGCCGCAATGAACCTAGCAACCAGAAAAATATCGCTGCCAAACTACATAGACGTAGATAGTCCATTTTATATGGACGACATAAATAGGCGAATGCAGCAAAAGTGGGAAATAATGCAAGCCGTCACAAAGGGGACTGAGTATTTACACGCAAATGCACATATCTATTTGCCGCGTGAACCAAGAGAGCAAGAAGATCCGAAGACCAAGATTGACCCATGGAAGACTCGCGTTAATCTTTCTGTTTTAGCGCCATTTACAAAGCGCTTAATTCATAACGCAGCCGGCATGGTTATGCGTAAGATGATTAAACTAGAAGGCGGTGATCCATATTGGGAAGAGGAGTTTAGGAAAGATGTTGACGGTGACGGCACTTCATTGGATCTGTTCGCTCTAAAGCGGCTAGAAGTTGCGCTTACTTATGGCATGTCGTCGATAATTGTTGACGCGGAGAGGCGCGAAGCGCAATCCGGCAACGATCAAATCGAACCACTGCGCCCATACTTCGTGCCGGTTGATCCATGGCAGTATTTAGGTAGCCGGCGAGAAAGTGACGATCCTGGCGCAA